TAGCCAGACGATGAGCATCGACATGACGGGCGAAACGAAGCGCGTCCTCGCTGTCTTCCGTCCATTGCGAGCCGTGGACGTACGGCGCGTAGTAGAGAGGTGCATCGGCGGGGCTGTCTCCGCGCTCGATCAGCCAACCGCTCTCGATCGTATCCGCATCGCCGGAGCCGTTTCGGTATTCGTCGTGCATGGCGAGCAAGGCCATGAACTCATCGGCCGGAAGCAGATCGACGAACGCGCCATATTGCGCCGGCGTCATGTCGTCGAAGTCGAGGTTCTCGCAACGCGCAAGGAGCCGGTCATACGCGGTACCCGAGACCGGCCTCAAGCCGATCGGGTTCGGGAGTTCGCCATTGTCGCTGGAAAGATCGGTCATGCGATCCTCCCCGACCAGTAGAGCGCCGCGACGATCCAGAAGAGGCAGATGATGGCCGAATAGACCATGCCGTGACCGTTCTTCCGCGCGGCCTGGATGCCAAAGCCGATGAACGCGATCGCGGCCAGGAGAAGGAAGAAAATGGTCATGCAGCGTCCTTCAAACTGTTCGGGCGGCCGGGCTGAACCCCTACTCGCCACCGTCATGGCGGTCCCCAAAGGGTGCTGGGAGCCTCGCGAGCCGTACCAGGGCCGCCCCTCGGGTTATCTCGTTGCCGGTCTCCCGCCCGGCCGTCCGCTGGAAGGCCCCAGTCTCGCGAACGGGCCTCCTGTCATGATCGGGGCGCAGCGGCTTCCCCTGGTATTCTGGTTGCGGGAGCCGGATTTGAACCGGCGTCTCCAGGTTATGAGCCTAGCGAGGGAACCGCTCCTCTATCCCGCGAAACTGCTACTCGGCCGGTTTCTGCTCCGGCTCCGGCTGCGCCGCCGGCTCGACGTAGAGCAGCTCAACGCGGAGGTTCGGCTCCGACAGGATCTGCTCCAGCTGGTCGGGTGACGTGAACACGCTCACCGGATGGTCGACCGTGCCGGCGTGCACCATGCCGCCGCGACGGAAGCCGTCCTTCTTGGCCGTGATCCGAACCACGTTCACCGGGTTCTTGTTGTCGCCGTCTTCCCAGGCCTCGCCGGCAGCCGTGATGGCGGGATAGCGCTTGCGGAAATCCTCCCTGCCGGTGAACAGGGAATTCAGGCCGTCTGCGTCGGCTGTCTTCTTGGGCATTTTCGTCTCCGTTTCGGGTCTCGGAGAAAGAGCCGCCGTCCGGCTCCTTCCCGGAGACCCGCCGGCCGAGGCCGGCGGATCGTCGCGGGTGCGTCAGATGGGAGGACGCGGGGATCGTTCGAAGGGAAATACGAGAGCGGATCGGATGCGCTGCGGCGATCGCCGGCGCCACGGAATTGCAAGGGTCAGGAGCAGTAGGGCAGCGATCGCAAAGAGCACGACACCGCCGGTGAACGCCTGCCGCAGCATTTCCGCCGCGACGAAGTCCACGTGAGGCGGCGCCGGCGATGCGACCAGGCCATTCAGATCTGCGGCCGGCCCGGCCGCGGCGAGAGCCACGAGCGGTGCAAAGACCACTATCGCCGCCAGCGACAGGGCGAATGCGAAGGCACTTCGAAAGAGCTTCATGGGTTCCTCGTTTGGGTCTTGCGGAAACGGTCCGATCGGGGCCGCTTCCGAAAGACCCGCCGGCGACGCATGACCTGACGCCGGCGGGTATTCTTCGGAGGGCAGCCGTCAGGCCAGCCAGGGAACGACGAGCAGCTCCGCCGTGCCGGCCCATTTGTTGCTCTCGCCGCCATTGACGAGCTGGCTCTGCAGGAGCGTGCGCCCGGCGCCTTCAAGGGCAGGCGGAACAACCAGCAGATTGGGCACCATGCCGAGCGGCCGTTCGTCGTCGCCCTTCATGCCCATGATCGCCGCGCGCCCGGCGGAGTAATGGGTGTCATCCAGCGTCTGTTTCGAGCCCCATGCCATCTGCCAGAAGCCGAAGCCGACATTCGATCGGCCATCGACGCCGTACTGAAGTTCCTTGCGCTTCCAGACGTTCTCATCGGTCGGCCGGTCGCGGGCGACAAAATCGAACGATTTGCGCTCCTGATAGATGACAGGCTTCAGCGCCCGGTTCGTGCAGAGCAGGAACCAGGGCGTGCCCGCGCCACCGTCCGTGTTCGCGACGGACGCGATCGTGCCGTCGTTCTTCTTCACCGGATGGTCAGTGTCGAAGAAATACTGACCATCGAAACACGTGGTGGCGAAGCCGGCGTTGAGCAGCGGGAAGACGAGCGTGTCGGGAAAGTTCTTCGTCTGCATGCCCATGTCGGTGAACAACGGGGCATAGATCCCGAGCGTATCGTCATCGACATCGTCACGATCGACGCCGATGGTCATCTCGAACGGCTTGTTCTTGATCGCGTAGCTGGACTCGGAGAGGTTCTTGACGAGGCGATCGCCGACCCATTCGCGGATGCTGGGCAGCTTGTCGAGCCAGCCATATTCCTCGCTCTTCGCGGTCGAACCGACGCGCGTCGCCACGCGCTCCCACTGCGAGGCTGCCTGAGTGAGACCGCCCTGGAAGGAGGTCTTGAAACCGACGCGAAGCGCGTCGAGGGATGCGGAATTGAGTTTCAAAGGTGCCTCCTAGCTGAACTTGACCCAGACGCCCTGGTCGTCGACGTCGAAAACCTTGCCGGCCACGCTGCGCGCGGAGGAGCCATCGGTCTTGGCGACCGTCTGATCGTCGACGATGTAGCAATCGTCTCCGATCTGGGCGCGGGTGATGGCGTCCGTGGACGTGGAGTTGGCGAAGCGATGAATGCGGCGGCTGACGCGGACGGTGAGATCGCCGTCGGCACCGGCCGAGTTGTCGACCATCTGTTCCGCGCGGCCGAGACCCTTCAGCGTCGTCGCGGTGGCGCCGGGAACGGCGAGGCCGCTCGAATTGATCGCCACCAGCGAGCCGGCGTAGATCTTGGTGGAGCCCTTGACGGGCGGTTCGGAAATATCGCCCGAGCGCGAGGGCGTGTCTCGGTTAGCGGTCAGCGCGGTCAAAGGCCTGCCTCCTCGTCAGCGGCCTCTTCGGCCATGGTTTTGCGGTAGTCTTCCGGCTTGATGCCCATAGCGCGGCAGACGGCGAGCTGCGTATCGTCGAGCGTCTCGGCCTTGCCGGCTTCCTTGTTGGGCACCTTCAGCTGCGGTGCCGTGAGCACCGGCTGATTGCCGACGAAGGTTTCGAAGGCCTTCTGGTCCTTCTTGTAGAGGTCGAGACCCCAATCCTTCATCGCCGGCGTGAGCTTGCCGGCTTTCATCGCGTCTTCGACCGCCACCTTGGCCTTGTCGTCGACGGTCTCCGCGCGCAGCTGCTTGACCTCGTCGCGCAACTCGGTGACGACAGCGATCGGCACGAACCGGGTCGGATCCGAACCGGCAGACATCGCGGTCGCGATACTGGCAACGACGACATCGGCCTTGTCGTCCTCTTTCGCGCCTGCGGCCTTGGCGAAAGCCTTCCGGTCGGCGACGGCGGAGTTGACGGCCGTGAGGATTTCCACCTGCTTGGCATCGTCCTTCAGCCCGAGGGCCTTGGCGATCGCCGTCGAAGAGGCGGTGAGTGCGTTGATCGCGGAAAGGACGGCGTCCTCTCCGGTGCCCTTGGCAAGACCAAGGGCCGCCAGGATCTTCTCCATGTCGGTTCCTTCTGTGGAGGCTGCGAACGAGAACACGGCGCTGGCGGCGACCGTGTCGATGTTGAGGGCCGGCGTGTTGGTCAGCGCGGCGTTGACGATGATGACGATCTTCCCGTCCGCCTTCCGGTGGGGGATGACGGGCGAGAGATACTTGTATTCGCCGGCCTTGATCGACGCGGCGGCCTTTTCGGTCCATTCGACACGGCCATAGATGCCGCCGTCGCGAACTTGCAGCTCCTTGATCCAGCCGGCCGCCGGCGCCGTGCCTCCGACGCCGTCCTTGGCGCCGAAGATCGACTGGTGATCGTAGTCGACGACGATGTCGTTCGAACCGTGATAGTCGCGCGTCCTGGCGACGATCGCCTCCATGGCGGCCTTGTCGCCGGCGACGAACGGCCCGCGGCCGTCGCGCGCCTGGAAGGTGCCGGCCGGTACGAGTTGGATCCACTTGTCCGACGCAGCGTCGGCCGCGCCGATCGAGGCGGCGGAAGCGGCGACGACAGTGGTCGCGAGAAGGGCGGCGAGTTCGCGTTTCATCGCCGAGCATTTAGCCGCGTCGGCGAGCATGCGTCGGGAGGCCGAATTCGCCCTACCAGAGCGTCGGACGGAATATTGTTCGGTCGAGCCGGGAGATCGGGCCTAGCCGGTGACCCTGCATCCCGGAGGGATTTCAGGTCCGTCAGCGCCCGTTTCGATTCAAGAACTTAGACGAGCGCAATGCGGGCGGCAAGATGGCCCTACGACCTTGCGCGCTCCATCGCCCGCATGATCGCCAGATCGGCTTCCAGCTTCGCGTTCTCCTGCTCTCCGCGGCTGTGCGCGGCGATCAGCCGCCGGAGCGCACGTCGCGTTTCGCCCGGCGCCCAGCCATGCGCGAATGCCACGCCCATCAGATCACCAAGGATCGGCTCTAACGCCTCTTCGCAGTCCAGGAGCCGGTCAGGATAATCCTCTTGCCGCTTCGGAAGGTCGATCTTCGGCGGGTCGAACATGGCCATTGCACAACTCTCCTACGCTACCTATCGTCCAGACTATGTGTGGACGCGTGCATGTCAAACGGTCGCTTGCCGAGATGGTCGGCAAGTTCTCCTTCGCCGATCCGGCCGGCGTGGAAGGACTGGCGAACCAGTTCCCTCGTTGGAACGGCGCGCCCCAGCAGATGTATCCGATCATCGTCGTCGATGAGCTGGTGCGCCAGTCGTCGGCATTCAAGGCCGCGCGCTGGGGTTTCATTCCGCGCTGGATGAAGGATCCGAAAGGAGGCCCGAAGTCGATCAACGCGAAAGCCGAAGGCATCAAGACGAACGGTCTGTTCCGCAATGCCTACCGCATTGGCCGGGCGCTGATGCCGATCGACGGCTTCTTCGAATGGAAGGACATCTTCGGCACCGGCAAGGACAAGCAACCCTACGCCATCGCGATGAAATCCGGCCAGCCCTTCGCGCTCGCGGCGATATGGGACGAGTGGCGCGACCCCACAACCAGCGAGGTAATCGCCACGTTCGCCGTCGTCACGTGCGAACCGAATGCCATGATGGCCGAGATCCACACGCGCATGCCGGTCATCCTGAAGTCGGAAGATTATAATCGCTGGCTGTTCGACGAGGACCCGGCCGACCTGATGAAGCCGTTCCCCGACGAACTCATGACCATGTGGAAGATCGGGAAGGCAGTTGGACAGGTGAAGAACAACACGCCCGACATCCTCGACCCGCTGAAGGACGATTTGTTCGACTGAAATGTCGCGCCGTATGGAAATCAAACGGGAAGGCAATGGCTACGTCATCGTCGACGGCGAAGCCAGAACCGGCCCTATCGCGTCCCGATCGGTAGCCTTTGCCGAGGTAAAGGCGCGCGGTGGCAGGGTGCATATGACATGGAGTCGTACCGTCATTGCAGGCGATGTCGTTCCCCGCAGCTTCCAGGCATCGTTTGAGAACGAGGACGGCGGCAGCATCGCCAAGAACGAACACGGCGGCTACACGCTCGGATTATGGCAAGCCTTTGCCGGCGGCCTCAACAAGGAAACGAACCGGTATGGTACGGGCACCCAGATCGTCGATACGAAGGACGAGGCGGTGGAGTTCGTCGAGCGGCAATTCACCCGATTGATGGCCGGCGACGCCAATCCGCTCCCGAACGCCTATTCCAAGGCAAAAGGCGAATAGCCGCCACGCGACCGCAACAGCGGCCCTCGGGCGCAAATTAAAATCAAATTCGAAGGGCTTTAAAAGGCGCTGTGTAGCCCATTCGAGCCACAGAGCTATGACGGGGCCTCCAGAGGGCCAACGGCGCTGTACGGCCGTCTATTGCAATCCGGTCCGGCAAAGCCGATATTCACTGCAGGTCGCCATGACAACCGGGAAATCGCAGGTCCGGTTCGGCGCCCCGCTCACGCGGGCTGTTGTTACGGGGAAAGTTGCGTACCCCCTTGGCGGCCGGCCTCTCTCACAGCGATCCCGAAAGCACCTCATAGGTATTGGCATCCGTCAGCACCCGGTCCTCGACCAGGCCGGCTGTTCGCACCGCATTGGTGACGATGGTCTGGCGATCGCCGCCGTTCTCGCGGGCGCGCCTAGAGAAGTCGAGGCGAACGACCAGCTTGCCGTACCGGCTGCCGTCTGCCGGATCGAAGATGTAAAGCAACGCGCCATCCCGGCGATCGCGCAACACTGCGCGGGGCTGCGCGACCAACTCCGGCAGTCTGCGCAGATCCTCGGCCGAGACCGCCTGAGGCCCCTTCGCGTCGCGGAGGATGTGCCGGACGGTACGTTGGTCGATCGTGATGGCGCCCGACTGCGGACGGACGTCCTGGCGATCCAGCGCATCGAGCACCTTCTGATCGAGCGCGCCGACCGTCACCATCGTCCTGTCAAGCGGGCCGCCGGCGGCGGCCTGGTCGAACCACTGGCTGAATTCGTCGGCGAGCGGCTTCGTCAGCCACGTCGGATCCGAGTTCGCCAGCGCCGCCAGTTCCGGCGGCGCGCTGATAAGCTTGTCGGCGCCGGCGAGTGCCACGCGGTATCCGGCCTTTCCCGGATTGTAGGCCCAGCCCGGATCGATGCCGGTCGGGACGCGCGTCACCTCGCCCGTGCGCTTGTTCGTCCAATCGGTAAAAGTGGTCTCGGGCGCCTCAAACTTCAGTTTTTCGCCTTGGCGCTGCAGCCGGTCGATATCGCGCTGGGAAAGGCTCTGCAGGGTGCATTTGCAGCCCCAGCCGTTCGGGCAGGCATGCGTCTCCCACCACGGATCGTCGACCGGCAGCACCGTGTTGTGCCAGAGATGATGCTGCCAGCGCGGGTGCGGCTGCTCCTCGACGTGGACGTAGCGCAGGAAAGGCCGTGCCTTCTTGTTCCGCTCGAAATTCGCCCAATGGCCGGCGGCGTAGGAAACGCGCATGTTTGCATCGAAGATCGTCTGCAGGCGGCGCGTCGAGCCAAGCTGGCCCATGACAGTCTCACCCGTCTGCGGGTCCCGGACCGGCTGCTTGCCCCACCATCCCTTGGCCTGCAGCGTCGGCGTCAGCTCGCCGGCGAAATCCCGAAACGTCTTTCCCTCGGCGAGCGACTTCTGCACGGCCTGATAGATATCGCCCAGGACGTCGAAGCCGGCTGACTTCGCCACGGTGAACATGGAGGCATGTTCTTCCTGCCAGACATCCAGCCAGGAGAACGACGGATCAAGCCGGTTGCCGCGCGCGAGGAAGGCGCGGACGGCGTCGGCCGGCGGCAGCGGCGTGACGTCGATCGCCATGCCTACGAAAGCTTCTCGTTGCCTTCGCCGGCGAGCCGCGCGGCGAATACCGCGCGCGCCAGCTCCTCGGTTAGCGTGCCGAGG